ACCCTGTCGCTGATTCCAGGCTGCTGGTCGAGCCCCTGGAGCAGCCATAAATCAGCGACAGGGTACGCTGGTGGCTGCCGAGCCCGATGTCATAGAATTCTCTGAGTTGCAGAGAAATTCCGGTTTTCGGTTCGGACACGTTGATGATTTCGCCCGGGATGGAGACACCCGCGGGGACTTCCGGCAACCGGGTAGCCACCAGGAGCGCCTCACGCTGCCCGACAAAGCCCTTGGAAACCGCAGCCGGTAGGCTGGGGTAGGCATTGATGGACACGCCGTGAATCACACCCAGATCGGCCGATCCGACGAGATCAGTGTTACGCTGGCCGTTGGCCACCACGACGGCATCCTTGGAGAGGTTGCCGTAGTTGCCCGGGGACAGGACCGCAAAGCGGCCGCCCATGGGCACCTTGTTGGTGTTCAGGGTGGCGGCGCAATCGACGATCGAGCCAAAGGTCACCGCACCGGCGCTGATGCTCAGCGTGCTGGTGAAGTGGGTTGTCACAAGGGCGAGAACGTCATCGACCATCGCCTTGCCGATGGCGTGCGCGGCCTGTTCGGCGAAGCGCTCGATCAGGTTAACGGAGGAGCTGGTGCGCTCGTCGTCGTTGATCGAGTAGCTGACGTGCTTGAATTTGTTGAGGGTGATGGCCACATCGGTCTGCGTCACGTCGCTGGCCAGATAGCCCTGCGTCGTGCTGTAGTCCGCCGCCGATTGGACGGAGATGATGTGGGTGGTGATGCTGTCGCCTTTGCGGGCGGTGGCGTCGGAGTAGTCGCCCACGATCTGGGAGACGAATCCGTATTGTTCCACCAATAGCTCAAGGGCGCGCTGGGCGACCACTTTGCCATTGGATGTCGTGCCGAGTGAGTTAGCCATGGTGTTTGTTATCCTTTGTGGTTATCGCGCCAGCTTGATTTGTTTGAAGATTTCCGCGGCGCGGCGGGGATCTTTTTCCGCGTTGAACTGAGCGATCAGCTCTGCACGCGAGAAAGTTTTGACTTCGGAATGCTCCAGCGGCTTTGCGCCGCGGGAGGCTTCCAGCTCGACGATTTTGGCAGCAATGATGGAAGGCACGGGCTGGGAAAGTTCCTTGACCTCGGCCTTGGCCTCGGCGGCCACGGGCTCCGGGGCCGGCTTGGCGACGGGTTCAGCGGGCGCTTCCTCCACTTCCTCGGCCACGGCCGGGACGGAGAGTTCCGTCAGCTTTTGGGAAAGTTCCTCGATCTTGGCGGCCAGGGCGGCGATCGCCTCCTCGGCGTTAAAGACTGCCACCGGGGCCGCCGGGGCTGCGGGCGCCGCTTCGACGGGCGCCTCTAATTTGGCCACGGGGGCCTCGGATGCAGTTTGCATTTCTGGCTTGGATTCCCTGTCAACCGGCTTGGCTGAATAGATGGACTTGTTTGCGGCGGCACGTGTGACCAGGTCCACGGACCAAAGGTCCCGCACGTCGGCGAGCACCGTGCCGTCCTCTGCGCTCCTGGGGATGCCCGAAAAGCTGATGGAAAAGCCAAGCTGATCCGGCAGTTTGCTCAAAAGCTCGGCGTAAAAATTGCTTTGCGGGTGGTTTTCCAAAAGATCCAGATCGGCGCGGACGCGCGGCCCGTCGATCCGGAAATTGGTCAAAAAGCCCAAAACAGCCCCGACGTCATTTGAATGATTTGCCAGCACTTTAATGGGTGCGTTGGCGTTGCCCAGCTCCAGGACTTGTTCCAGCGTGGTTTCGTCAATCACCATGTCGTGGCCCAGGGCGGGACCGGCGGTGATGACGGAGATGCCCTTGAATTTCTTTTCGGCCATGTCCCGTCAGGGCTTGTCAAATTGCGTGCGGCCGGCATCGGCGGCGGCGCCCATATCGGAATAGGCGGGCAGGTCGGCAGCGGGCTCGGCGGGCTTTTGGCATCCGGCCAGCAGAAGCGCGGCCATCAGCACCCGGATCACTTTTTCTTTTTGGCCTTTTTGTTTTTTAGGCCGATGGCCTTGACGACCATCTCCAGCTCCGCATCGGACAGCTCCAGATCCGGCTCATCCTTCATAATAAAGGCCTCTGTTTTGGTGGCCGGTGTTTCCGGCTCTCTCGCCTTGGCTGGCTCGGCAGCCGCTACTTGCACCGGGGCGCTCATGTTGATCGTCACGGTGGTGTCGGCCAGCTCGGGCTGCACGGTCTGGTCGGCTACCACCGGGGCGGACGGTGGCGTTACTGAAGTTGGTTTTTGTCCGGTGTTTTGAATTTCAACGATGTCTAAGCCGGCGGCTTCAGCCTTTTCTCTAATATAGATTTGCTCGGCAATCCGCTGGTCAACAATTTCCTGCCAATCGTCCCCCCGCTCGGCAGCGATGTCGGCCAAAGTGCGAATACCCAGCTTGAAGTCCTCGCGGTCGGCGGCGCTGTCGCGCCCGGCATCGATCGTCGTGCGTTTGCTGGTGTGGTAGACCGCCTGCCACCAGCGGTCCATGCCGCGGGGCGGGGTCAGGTCTCCGCGTTTGATTGCTTTGGCCAATGCCCAAAGGCGGACGCGGGCGACCAGCTGGCTGATAATGGTTTCAGAAATCTCATCAATACGGCGCTGGGCTTGAGCCAACACGGCGCGCTGGGTTGGGCCAGACAAGCTCTCGATTTGTATAAACGAAATCGGCACCCCCAGGCCAATGCAGGCGTCTCGCACAAAGATGTTTTGAAACTCCTGCAGGTTTTGGCTGGGGCGGTCGTCCTTAATTTCTTTTAGTGTTTTTCCGGCGGGCAGATTCCAGATGGCTCCTCCACCCAAAATTCGGTCCGTGGTCAGTCCCTCTTCGCTGGTGCTTTCGTTGCCAAAAAATCCGGTGGAGCCGGTGCCTTCCAGCGCCAGGCCAATAGCACCGGCACGCTTGGCGGCCAGCATGCTGTATTCAATCAGTTCACTGCGGTCTTGAAAATGGTTTAGGCACGTAACCAATCGGCTGATGCTGCGCAGCTCGTCAGGACGGTCGCGCTCGGCCAGCACAACGACATCGGCGGCCTGCACCTCGCTAAACTTGTCGCCGTCGCCCGTGCGGATGTAGTACGACAGCGGGCGGCCGTTGGCGTTGGTGCGCACGCCGTCAAAAATCTTTTTATCAGAGGACAGGTATGCAGGAGTCTCGCAGCGGTGGGCTTCAACAAGCTGAAGCTGAGGCCATCCGTCACCATTATCCACCAGCAAAACAAACAACTCATTGTCTCGCAAAAGCGCCTTGCAGGCTGTTTTTTGAATGGATGCAAAGTTAAGCAGACCACGTATGTCGCAGGCCAGCGACCAGTTGTAAAACCACTCCTCAGTTTCCCTGTTCCAGCCTTCGTCTTCCGTGCGGGCCTGGCATTTAATCCCGGCTGGTCCTACCGCGTACAATGCCAAGGTGTCGATGATGCCACGGACGATTGGCTCGTTGTAATACATCTGCCTAGCGCGGCCCAAAACATAGCGCCGGGATGCCGTCGTAACATCAACCCTGGTGTCCTGCGGCGTGCTGTAGATGTATTTGCGCTTGGTCGTCTCCGGATGTGCTGCGGATATAAACCTGCCAAGCCAGCTTCCAAACGCGCCCATTTTAATAGATTTCCGTGGTAAACTGCGGATAGCTGATGCTGCCCGTGGATTTGGTCAGGAAATCCTCGATCTGCTGTGAGGTGGTGAAATCCTTGGTGGCGCGCCAGGCATTGAGGGCCAGCTGGGTGACGCCGGACGGGTTCATGCCGGGCTGCAGTTGGTAGGAAAACGATTTGCCGGCCACGGAGGCGGAGACCATCACCTTGCCGCCGTTGTTAAAAGTGGAAAACTGATTGGCCGCAAGTTGTTCGAGGGCAAGGCGTGTGGCCACCGGATCTTTCGCCGATTGAATCCAAAGGGAAAAAAGAAGGCCCCGCTCCACAACTCCGCGCTCATGGTGTCAAGCTGGCCTGCCCCTCCATGGCGGATTCGGCGGCAATGACTTTCCCAAACACGGCAAAGCCGGCCAGGTAGGTCTCGCAGTCGTATAAGTGGTCGGGCCGGTGTTTGACCCGGATCCATTCGTACAGGTCCTTGCCGGTTTTGCGGTTCACCCGGTGCGCCTTTTTGTGACTGGCCATATGTTCGCGGTACTCGGGGCTGACGTCGTGCGCCACCTCCCACGCCGGCCCCTGCCCTCGCCGCAGCCAGGCCAGCAGATCCTGGCACGCCGGCGAGCTTAACAGCAGCAGACGGCAGCCGGCGTCGGTCGGTTGCTCGGAGCTGTGGACGCTTTTGATCCGAGTCCCATTGGATTCAATTAGGAAGTGCGGCCGCTCCTCGCCCTTGATGGCCATCCACCCGTACCGGGCTGCGATTCGGTAGGTGTCTTGGGTTTCGTAGCCTGAATCGATCGCCACGTGTTTGACCCCATTTTCCGCCATCAGCTGGGCGATGTCCTCAATCGTCCGGCGCCTCCCCTCGTCCCACAACCGGCTCGTCCCGTCCCGCGCAAAAGCCCGGATCACGTACCAGTATTCATCGATCTGCCGGTCGATCGCCGCCAGCAGGATGTGGTCCTTGTCCCACGCCTGACGCTTGGCAAAGGCTCCGGGCGGGATGGCGGCCGCCTCGTCGTCGTCGAATTGATCCTCCCAGGGCAACGCGCACCAGCCGTTCACCCAGCCCTGCAGGCCGTGCAGGTAGTGCTTTTCGGTCAGGAATTTTTTGGCCGTCTCGCCAAAGCCGATGTTGCTGTACCAGCTGGGCAACCGGAACGAGCGGTGGCCAGGGTCGGCGTGCGGATTGCCAGCCACCCACTTCCCCTGCTCGATCGCCT